ATTTATTAGGAGTTTTTACGCTATGAAGAGTTTTAAAGCGAAGAAAGCTAGAGGATTTTCCCGGACTGAAAAGTCCGATGAGGGTAAGGCTGCGCCTCCTCGCGCGCCTTACTTTCTAGTTAACCAACAACCTCTCTCCTCCTTCTCCAAGTCCCAACTCGCCACCGCTATCTCCTCAGGCGCCTCTGTCGCCTATAGCTTAGCTGGCAAGTCTGGGGTCTTTACCATGCCAACAGCCCTCGATAAAAACGTTATGTCCTACTTGATACGTACCTTCGAGGACTACCGGCAGCGGGGCGCTTCGGCTTACGAAGCCCCCCCTGCGGCCGTGATAGAGCCCACTCTTCATGGTTCTCGGCCGCACAAGGAGACTGAAAAGTCTTCTCAGCAGCCGGCGCCTACTAAAATGACCGCCGACGCCAAAGAGCGTCCGAAGGCACCGGCTCCGGAGCCCCTTGACCCCCAGGTATCGTGGGCTCAGGTAGCAGGCTCCGCTAAGGAGCGCCGCGCCGTCAGGCGCGCTGGCTTGGAAGCCAGCGCGGCCCCTGTCAAAGCGCCCGCCGCCGCCCCTCCACCAGCTGACGGACTGACCGCCCGCGAACGCCGCGCCGCAAGGCGCGCCGCTAGTGAGACGGTCGCCGCTAAGCGCCAACTCCACGCTGAGTCTCAGGCGGCCCAACAGGCCAAGATGGCCGTCCCGCCAGAGCTCTATGCTGATCGCGAAGTTGATCGCACAAAAGTGGAGTCTCCCCCAGCGGCCCCTTCCCCTCTCAGAAACGTCGTCAAGCCCCTCTCCCGCTCCGCGTATGAAAAATCGCGCGATGTGGAGGACTACGATTCTGAGGTCACTAGACACCTCCTCAACGAAGCCTTGACCAAAGACGGCAATATCGCGTCTCAAGCTTTCATCGAGTCGGAGGTGGTAGGGAAGGGGCGCACACGCGCGGTCGATGATCTCTACGCCACTTATCTCCGAGCTTTCAACGCCATCAACGGCGGCACTACGGAGGGCCAGTACCGTCGCCGCAAGCTCAACGAGACGACCATGGGGACTTTTGTAGCCAAGGCCAAGCCAAAGATCGTTCCCAGCGCGGTGGAGCTCAAGAATCCGAAGCAAGCGTTTGCGGACTTCTGGCTCACCCTGCCGGGCCACCTCGCGGTTGTCGGCCCTGGTTTGCTGGACACTTGGCGCCTTGTGAGCAGCACGCGTAAAGACGTACATGTCGTCCAGCCTAGCCTGGGCATAATGGAGGCTTCCAAGTACCCCTTGCCCTGTGGCATGAGCGGAGATCCAGTCCCCGACGAGGACTTGGACAACCCCTACGTCAGGCTGTCGGCCAACGGCAGGCTGAGCAACGTCCACCTCAGAGACGTCACTGACCCGCACGTTATGAGAGCAGACATCCTCGTGTTCCCCGATTCCTTGGACTGCCTTGACACGCAGGACTACGTGTGGTTGGCCCACTGGATGCTCACCCGCCCAAAGGCTCGCGTTCTCGTGGGCCGTTTCGGCGGAGTGCCTCCTCAAACCCAACGCTGCCAATTGTCTAGCAACCTCCTTTGTTACGAAACCTTACCGGGCCTTTCGCCAGTATCGTTTTCGTACCATCGCCATGCCCGCGACGGGGAGACCGCCAAGGATACTTTCCAAATCAACGACATGGAGACAGAGATAGAGTACATCTTCAGGTCTCGCAGCGTCAAGGTCGAGGATCCCAACGACTTCGGCACGTCAATACCCACTGCCAAGTACCGTCAGCTCTTTGAAGCCGATTATCTCGTACGGGAACTAACAGTCGAAGTCGTCAGTGGCCCCGGGATGCCGCTTCTTCCGGTACCCCCTCTCAACCCAGCCTTCATGGGCACCTTGTCCGGTCAGGCCGACTTCTTGAAGCGCCTTTATGCTGGCAAACCTGTCCGGGTCGCTAACGACCGAGCGGTTCCCCTCTTGAGAGGCGGCTGCAACGATGCAGACGTCGCCGATATTATATCGGACTTCCCCACCCTCGACGCGGTCCGTCGAGGTGGCGACGAGGACGACGTGCAGTACGCCGTTGACTTCGTCAGCAGGACCACGTCCCGTGTCTACAGCGCCTCCGCTGATGAGACCGGCGACGCGCTTTATAGCGCCGTCGACGCTATGTTCCTCGACGAAGATCTCGAACCAGTCGCAGGTCCGCCCGCCCCCGCTTCGCCGTTTCGCGGCCCCGGGGCCGCCTCCCCTGCCCCTTCCTCCGTTGTGGTACAATCGCCCCATGGTAATGTCTCTTTTGCCACCGACAAGACCGCGGATCACGTCAGCGCTGATAGAGCAGCAGCGCGAGCGGTCGTATCATCGACTCCTAACGTTTGGAGTACGACCGCCGCCTTCAAAGCTGTCCGTTCAGCGACTGCAGCTGCCGCCAGGGCTAATAAAGTAGGCATGGACGAGGTCGACATGACCAGAGTGGCCGATGAAGTCGTCGGCGTCAACGTCGGCGCCCTCAGCGCGTCGGCCACCATAGTCTCCGAGACCGCTTACGGTTGTCTTGACCGCACCATCCCGGGGGCGGGCCAGGCCGTTAGGACCAAAGTCGCCAGCACGCGTGACAGGATCACCAATTGGTTCACGCGCGCCCCGGCGGCGATTCAGGCCCCGCAGCCGCCGAGCGACGGCTCGTCCACTCCCCGCGTGCGGCCCACTTACCGCCGCCTCTCGCCCTTAGCCCATTATTGGGACACCCACACTCGTTTCAACCCGGTGTTCTATTGTTGGGCCCTCGTCAGAGAAGCCTGCAGGCTGTACTTGCCACTACTCGTAGTCTTCGCCCCGTTCGAAGACGCCACTCTTAAACGCAAGTGCATAGCCGCCGCCGCTGGAGCGTGTGCCGCCACCAACTGGTCTGTGTGGGTAGACGACGCTCGGCGTAACGGTTACGTCGACCACCACATCCCAAAGACCAGGGTGGTTACTATATTGTTTTCCGTGTTCGCGACCTCGGTGAAGTACTACCTGGGGTTCGCGAACGATGGACGATGAACGTTGGTTCACGATGTCCGCCGCAATGGCGGACATCGTCAACGACGCTTTTGAGACCGTTTGCCTTGGCTATCCTGACGATCTATCTCAGCTCGACCCCGCACACCGAGTTCCGGTTCAGCCACTCCCCTGTGACCGCCCCGGCCAACTCGGAGCTACCCTGCTCGGGCTCACTTTCAACCCCTGCTGGGTCGTGCGTTCGTGTCGGTGCAACTTCGTCCGAGCTTTGGTCCTTCGCCACGGGGTCCGACGCCCGCCAGTACGCCGAACCCCGTTCGTGCCCAGTCGTTTTCTCGAAGACATGCGGCAGGCTTACATTGATGCTGCTTGCGTCTACGAGGGGTCTTGGCTCTCAAAGTGGCCCGCCTCCAAGGCTCGGGCCATTCTCGAATCGATTGCCGTCGATCCCGTCTCCCCAGACCGGCTCAAATCCTTCATCAAACGAGAGATCTCGCACTCTTTTCCCAAGCGCCCTCGCGCTATCCAGGGATACCTCAACCTCCACACCCAGGCTCTCTTCGGTCCGCAGCAGACGAGCTTCCAGAAGGGACTCGCGTCTCTCTGGACCATCGACGGCTACGAGCTCTACCCGGGCATATTCGTCACCATGGCCTCCGGGGTTTCAGCCCTCGACCTCGGAAGGTGGATGGACCTGTGTGAAGCGTACGACTTCTTTTACGAACGCGACGGAAAGAACTGGGATGCTACCATGGGTCTCCAGCACCACGCCCTCAAGTGGCTCGTTATGGATGCATGCGACGAGGAGCTTGGGGCCTTCGTCCGCCAGGGTTACCGTTGCCGAGGAGTACACAAGGGACAGACGCTCTACCGTTATGAGCTGTCTGGCACTGTCAAGAGCGGCCACAACGACACCACAAGCGGCAACACACTCGTCAATGCATTTATCTGCGCTGACGCCCTTCGCCGTTCCAACCGACAGGGGCGCATCATTGTCGCAGGCGATGACTTGCTTGCAGCCGTTCGCGGCAATCCCTTCCCGCTCGAAGAACTCGAAGCGGAGTACGGCATCAAACCCGAGGCCCGTTGGTTCTCCGATCCTCAGGACGCCACTTTCATTAGTGGCGGCTGGCTCTGGGGCGGTAGATGGGTCTTCGCCCCACTCCTGGGGCGTCTACTCGCTCGACTGTTCTGGTCAGTCAAACCACCGTCCAAACGCCGCAGGGATGCACACCTCTATGGCATCGCCGCGGGCTTGCAACCCACGGTGGAGTGTCTCCCGGTCTACCGAGACTTCATCGCTCCCTACTTGCGGCTCGGTAGCGGTACTCCCTCTGAGCCTGACCGCTCGGCGGTCCACAAGCCGCGTGGTCCCAACCCTGCCGACCCCGATCTCGTGCTCGCTTCTATGTCGGTCAAGTATTCCCTTTCGCCAGACGCTCTCCGTAGATTCGGCGAGAAATTGCGACACTCACCCACGTCTCCGTGTGTCGCTAGCGACCCAGTCGCAGAAGCTATCATTACTAGGGACCTCGCGGACATTGCTGACCGCGGGGCCGAGGCGTACTGAGTTTTTACTCCTCATTTTAGCTTCGTTTGAATGTTCCACCTCATTCTCAATGACCGAATTCAAAGATCGTATCTTCAGCAAGATCAAGGGTCTGGATCTCTCGCCGGAAAGCGAGCGCTTCCTGACCGCGGCACTCTACCCCCCGAGCGGCTACCGTCGCGTGGGGATACCTGATAGTAATTGGGTGTCCTCGGTTCAGATAGATGCCAACCCCTCTATTGCGATTTCCGCTCCCGTCGGCACAGCCGCTGACGCCACGTGGGATTGCCTCATAGTTGTGCCTCCTGGCGATGTTACAGCGGCCTTCGTGGTGGCCGCTCCGTCGGGTACGAACTTCTATGACTCCGTCGCCCCAGTGGGCACTGACGTGGCGTACTCTCATGCTCTCCAGATGACGCCTGCCACCGCCGCCGCTCAGAAGTACAACGTAGTGGTCACTACCTTCACCGCTACTGGTTGCAACACTGTCTCCGGCGCTCATTACTGCCGGCGCTCAGGCGTCGGCACGGACGCTTTCCGTTCTTCCTACCGAGGAGTTACCCTTCATTGTACCTCGTCCGAGCTCTACAACGGCGGTACTCTCTACGCCTCCCAGTTCCCATCGCTCTATGACCTTAGGGGGCTGGACTTCGAGACAGTAGTCCCGGCTGGTACTTCGGAGACGTTCACATGCGCCAGAGCCCAAGCTCAGCTTCCCCTCGATGAGAACGCCATGACCAATATGGTGCCCGGTACTTACGTCAGTGAGGCCCGGCACGGCGTTTTCATGCCGGTGCGCCACTTGGGCCCCGATCAACCGTTCTGCCAGGCCACTGACGTGGCGAACATCAAACGGTACGAGTCTTCTTCGGGTGGTACCTGGACTCTTATGAACTACCCTACCACCCGCGCTGCTCTCTCTCCGCTCACTGAACTGGCCTCTAAGATCGGCGTGGCGCCTCGTTACATCGATCAGACGACGGGGTCCAGTATTGACGAGTCTTCCCCGTGGTGGATCCTCCAAGCGCGTAAGAATTCAGATGCCTATGTCGCGGACACCGGTTTCGACAATATGGCTACTGGGGTCATAATCATGCGTGGCCTCCACAAGAACGCGACGTTCAACTTGACCGCCCACGTGGGCATCGAAGTGATCCCGACCGTGACTTCACAGTTCCGGTCGCTCGTTTCGGAGCCGGTAATGTCTGATCACCGAGCTCTTTCCCTCCTTTACTCAGTTGAAGAGAACATGCGCTTCGCTTACCCCGCCAATTACAACGGCATTGCGGCCCTTGTCCCGCTTATCGCGAAAGCTGCTCGTTACATTGCCCCAATCGTAGCCCCGGCGCTGTCCGGGATGTTGGGGCTTGCTACCGACGCGGCCCAGCGTCGGCTCAAGGTGCTTTCCCAGCCGGCTGGGCTTGAACCTCGGCCCAAGCCAGCTGTCAAGCGCATCCTGCCGCCGGAGCGCCCAAACGTGCAGCGCAGGCGCAAGCCCAAGGCCGCGACGAAGAATCTCAGGCGCTGACCCCGTCTAGCGCCTCTTCGTCTTTCGTCTCAATAACGACGTCCTTCTTCGGCTCTGCTCCTGCTCACCGTTCCTCAACCACTACCTCTTCCTCCGATGATGACTTTTCAACCCCGTCCTCATCCCCCAGGCCCGCCGGCCCCCTTCCGGCCCTGCCAC